TCATTTGATGAGCTAGAAGTAACCGCTATGGGCGATACTGCACATAAGTTTGCTAAAGGCTTAGAGGCAAGCACAATCACTTTAGACTTCCTAAATGATAATGCTGCTGCAACAGTTATCCCTACATTACGTGCTGCTTATGGCACTACTGTAACATGCGTAATTAAGCAGACATCTGCCGCCGTATCTGCAACTAACCCTTCATACACTGCATCTGTATTGGTTAATAACCTACAGAATGTAAATGGAGCAGTAGCCGATATATCTTCACAAAGCATTACATTTACCTGCAATAGCACAGTCGCTGTAGCAGTAGCATAAGGAGAACTAATGGCAAAGCTAAAGATAACAAGGGCTAACGGAGAAGTATCTGAACATAAGATTACTCCGGGTGTCGAGTACGCTTTCGAGTTGAAGTGGTCTAACGGTATTAGCAAAATGCTACGTGAGCATGAGCAACAAACCCATATTTACTGGCTTGCTTGGGAGTGCTTACGTAGAGCTAATATCACAGTACCCATCTTCGGTACAGAGTTTATTGACAGCCTAGAAACTGTTGAGGTATTAGACGAAGAAAAAAAATAACACCGCGTGATTCAATAATCTACAACATAGCAGCGCTAAGTGTAGAAACAGGGATTGCGCCGCAGGCTTTTATAGATATGGATCCAGAAATGCTACGAGCAATCGTGCAAGTATTATCTGATCGTGCTAAGGAGATTAAAAATGCAAACAAAGCCGGTAGAAATCGTCGGTATTGAAGATGTTTTGCGTGGCCTTAGTTTTATAAATGAAGATATGCATGCAAAGATACGGGTTGCTATTAAACCTGCCATGCTTGCAGTTAGAGATCAAGCTAGAAGATTAGTACCTAATAAAGTGTTATCTGGATGGTCTAAAGAAACTTCACCTGGTATTGGTTATAAACCATTTCCTAAATATGACCCTGCTCATATAAGAAGTTTAATAGATTATAGCGACCAAGAAAATGCAGTGTTTAAAAATGGATTTAAGGTTAGCAATTATGTTTATAACGTCAGTGCTGCCGGTAGAATATATGAAACAGCCGGTAGATTAAACCCACAGGGTCGCGCCCCATTTACTTCTATTCACGAAGGCGGCGGCACAGTTGCATTAAAAGATTCTAGAGGTAGAAGCAAATCAAGATCTACCGATTCTTATGATTCTAACAATCCATTTGCCGGGTATCAATTTGTTACAGCTATGGGTCCATTAACTAGCCAGAAAAGAATTAAAGGTATGCCTGGTGGAAGTAGCCGTAAAACTAAAGGCCGTTTAATTTACAAGGCGTGGGCGCAGGATAGTGATAAGGTTTATAAAATCATTTTAGATGCAATTAATGCCAGTGCAACTAAGTTTAATAAATCTACACAAATTAAAAAGAAGGCAGCATAATGGCCAACGTAGTCGTCTCCGCAATTGCTACTTTTAACGGTAAGGCTCTTACTAAAGGGCAAAAGCAAATTAAATCATTTGAGAAAAGCGTAAAGAGTTTAGGCAGGACATTTGGCATAGCATTATCAGCTGCGGCTTTAGTTAATTTTAGCAAGAAGGCAATTAACGCATTTGTTAAAGATGAGGCCGCCGCTAAGTCTTTAGAGTTACAATTAAAGAATACAGGCTACGCATTTTCAGCACCGGATGTGGAATATTATATTGCCAACCTACAAAAGATGTACGGCGTTTTAGATGATGAATTACGCCCAGCATTTCAAACTTTACTTACAGCTAGTGGATCTATAACTAAAAGCCAGAAGGCTTTAAACACAGTATTAAATGTAAGTGCGGCAACCGGTAAATCCGTTGAAGAAGTTAGCGCGGCCGTTGCTAAAGGATTTAATGGGCAGACTACAGCCTTAACTAGATTAGGCGCAGGATTGAGCAAGGCCACACTAGCAACTGGTGACATGGATAAAATCATGGGTGAACTGGATGCGAAGTTTGCAGGTCAGGCCACAGCTAGATTAGAAACATATGCTGGCAAGATGGATCAATTAAAAGTAGCCGCTGCTAATGCCAGTGAAATTATAGGTAAAGATTTATTAGATTCTTTAAGCGCATTTAGCAAAGATGATACTTTGAAAGGTTTTGATGATTTATTAAGTGGTATTGCTACAAAGTTAGCAGGATTAGATAAAGCAGTATTTGGATTTGTAGCAGGTTTAGTAGGCATTAAAAAACAAAGCGTAAATTTTACATACAGTCTGGGTGCTAATGCTGGTAGTGAATTAGCAAAAATACAAGAAAAGAAAAAGATTAAAGAATCAATTGCGTTGCGTACACAAGAAAATAATCAATTAAAAGCTAAAACAGCTGCAGATCAATTAAGAGATAAGTTTGACGTAGAGCGAATAGGGTTATATGCTGCATTAAATGAAGCTACCGATGCAGAAACTAAATTAAGATTATTATCAAAAATAGCTATATTAGATAATAATGAAGCCCTTGCTAAACAATTGCTAGCACAAATGAACGCAGCGCAAGGATTAAAAGTTTTGGCGGAAGTTGCAGATAGTACTGCTCAAAAATTAGGCGGTATGTTAAATTTATTAGGACGTGGTGGAGATCAAGGACCAGGTCAGGCTTTACAATCTGGTATGGGTACAATAATTAATAATTATTATAACAATTACTCTTCTGGTCAAGCCATGGCTGTAGCAGCTGCAACAGGTACTACAAGTCCTATAACTGTAAACGTAAATACTCCAGGTATTATTGAAACTAATAGAATTACCGAATTAGTACAAGAAGGTATATTGCGTGCCAAGTATGAAGGCCGTAACCTCAATCCAGCCGGCGGTTTATAGTGGCAGTACCAGTTGTTAATGCCCTTATTAATTTCTCAACTGGTCCGGGCTTTGCTCAAACACTTATTTTAGATGAAGGCATTTTAGATACTAATGCTTTAGGTGATGCTACAACTTTAATTGTGGATGTATCAGATTTTATTAATAGTATTACTACACAACGTGGTCGCAATTCTATAGCAGATCAATTTCAGACTGGGACAATGAATTTGCGAATAGTAGATCAAAATGGTGATTTTAATCCACAAAATAGTTTGTCGCCATATGCGTCTTATTTAACACCTATGAAAAAAGTGCAGATAACTGCAACTTACTCAGGAGTAACATATCCAATCTTTGCAGGATTTATTACCTCATACGTTTGGAGTTATCCTAAAGCGGATGAAAAAATTGCTTATACAACCATTACAGCTGTAGATGCTTTCCAATTGGCTAATAATGCACAGATAAGCACTGTTACTGGTGCTACAGCTGGAGATTTATCAGGAACACGTATTACACAAATATTAGATCAAATTGCATGGCCATCTGGTATGCGCGATATCGATGCTGGTTTAACTACTATGCAAGCAGATCCTGGAACATTTAGAACATCTTTAGCTGCTATGCAAACCGTTACTGATAGCGAGTATGGTGCTTTATATGTTAATGGCTCTGGCTCTTTTGTGTTTCAGGACAGATCTGTCACCGCAGGATCAATTGCAGGTACGCCGACTATATTTGCAGATAATGGCACTGGCATATATTACTCTCAGGTGAATTGGATTATTAACGATGTATTGATATTTAATAAAGCTACAATTACAAGAGTTGGCGGCACTGCTCAGGTTGCCACAAATGCAGCCAGCATAGAAAAGTATTTTTTACAATCTTACTATCTAGACAATTTGCTTATGCAGACAGATGCTGTAGCCCTTGATTACGCCCAGGCTTATGTCGCATCACGTGCAGAAACCAGCATTAGATGTGATTCTGTTTTGCTAGACTTATATACCGATAATTACAACACAGGCATAATTGCTGCCTTAAGCCTAGACTTTTTTGATCCGATCAAAGTAATTACTACCCAGCCAGGTGGATCTACTATAGAGAAAACCTTGCAAATTTTTGGTACACGTAATGTGATTACACCAAACAGCTGGAAAGTCCAGTTTACTACGCTAGAGCCAGTCATAGACGCACTCATCCTAAATGATACGATTTATGGCACTTTAGACTATAATGTCCTAAGTTACTAAGGAGTACAAATGGCTAAACAGACGTTCACCACTGGGCAGGTATTAACAGCTGCTCAGATGACCTCATTACAACAAACCGCTATGGGCGGTGGATCACCTAGCACTAAAACCACTTCTTATGTATTAACAGCTGCCGATGCTGGCACAGTAATTCAGATGAATAGCGCATCTGCTACAACCATCACAGTTAATACAGCTTTATTTGCAGCTGGTGATTCCGTTCAAATACAAAACAT